TTAGGTTCCGCTATATCCAAATGGCGATCTTCCACAGAAAGTTTAAGATCGAATAAATTACCTAATGCTTCTTGAACATCTAACAATTCAATAGCATTATCATTTTCATCTGTAGGAAAATAAAAAATGCGAACCGTACAAGACTTTTCAACTTGTGTCAAATAGCCCTCACGTTTCACATTATCTAATTGCACTTTGAATGATGGCCGAGTAAAGCCTTCATTTGCTGATTTACTAGAAACATCAATATTAATAAAGTTCGATTGTAATTTCTTGTTTATTGTCGTTTTAATTTGCTTAAAAGTAATCATAGTTTCCTTTTCCTCAACAATTCATCTAGCCATTTCACCGTTTCATTTTCAACGTCACCTGAGGATTCAAATTCACGCATACCCTTATCTAATGGCTTTTTACCTTGCACAAAATCGCCTGTTTTATTGCCATCATGGTCAACCATCCAATGGCCATCTTCGACTAAGTGTGCATGTGGTGACGAATTATAAACGCGGACAACTAATTCACCATGATAACCAACAAAGACTTTTCCTCGTTTCCACTTCTTGTGGTACCCACCTGTTTTCTTTTTTACAAGGCTACGAGATTTCTTAGCTACGGTTGTCCTGGCTTTTGTGCCAATTTTACGCATCAGTTTTGGAGCTTCATTAGGTAAATCTTTCGTTGCTACATCAAATAAATCACGTTGAAAGTCGGTTAAACCGTTCATTTGAATGCTCACTTCAATACCTCCTGGACAAAGATTTCAAGTGTTTCATTCTTAAAATAAGGATTGAGAACATATTTGATTTCAAACTCATGACCCTTATATCTGATACGCATATCTTTTGTAATGTCTTTGCCAGCGTTATATCGAACAATGATTTTATGTGTAACATTCGTTAGGACTGTATCAGCTACTTGTTTTTGTAGCGAGCCAGTTTGTGGAATGATTGCAGCCCATATTTTTTTTACAGGTAGAAACTTATAAATGGTTTCTTCCAATTCATTTTTGGCCTTTTGATTAGTGAGGATTTCAATTCTGTGTCTTAAATCTCCAGGATTCATAATCTCACCTCAAAGTAAATTAATAGAATGCATATCTAAAATGTTTTGAACAACTTTATTTACATTGCTATCCTTCACAGTAAAGACACGATTTTCATACATTTCATTTGAAAGTACAAAAACAACAATAGAAACATCCTCTTTAGTGTCCAGTTGTTCATCTGATAGCCCTGTATAGCCTTTTATATAAGCCTTTACAGCGGATAGGATAAGCGTAAAAGCTGAAAGGACATCTGAATCCGTTTCATCCTCTCGCGCATATTTAGCCAGTTCACTTGGCGTAATTTCACTAACCTGCATCAGTTTTCACCTGCTTTTTCACAACAACTTCCTCTACGTGGCCAGCTTGTAACAAGTCATCTGCCACATTCTTTGGTAGCACTTTAACTTCACCTTTTGACATTGTGACGCTACCCGAAAAGCTTACAAGCGCTTTTACTTTCATTCTGTCACCTCCAATAAAAGAAGCGTAGTGTATAGCCCCTACGCTGATTTCATAACTAATTTAGAGATTTTTTGTTCATTTTCAACTTTTGAATCAATTTCAATCCAACCAACAACACCAATTGCATGTTGAGTAGCATATTTTTCTCGTAGAATTTCAATCGAAACATTCTCAGAAAGTTTTACTGCAAGGCCTGACATATCCCCGTAGTAAATTGCTGTTTTACCTGCTTCCATACCGGACATATTATCCGATGTATAAACATCTTTACCCAGTAAAGTATAGCCCCAACGAGCTGTGGCATCTTTGTTTAATAGATAATTGCCTTGTCCATCTTTCAGTTTTCGAATAGCTTTACGAGTAGTTTTATTCATGATCCAAATGGCATTGCCCTGGAAAGCATCAGGTACTTCTTCTTGAACATCAATTAATTCATCTGCTGTTAATACTGTAGCAGCTGCAGCAGTTACAGATTGCTTTACAGTTGAAAGGCCAGTAATTTTATTTTGAGTACCGTTTAATAATTGGTTTTCAATCCATTTTGCGATTGATTCAGCCATTTTCGCTACAACAAATGATACAAGATCAAATTGAGCATTATTAACGAGTGACTTAGACACTTTACTTAATGCACCTGCTAAGAAGCCTTTTAACTCAATTGAAGTGAATCTTCCACTTGTAGATTCCAATTCCACAAATTCATCTGCATAAGCCATTTCAATTGTTCCTGCAGATTCATCATAATAAGGAATACTTAATGATCCACCGATATTATAACGAGTTGATAATTGATAAATTGGTGAAATATCATATACCTTTTGAATGATCTTGTTGGCAATGCTTGAAGGGATAACAGCACCGTTTGCACCTACAGTTAAATTAACATCTGCTCGTTCTTCCACTAAACCACGAATGTAGTTATCGAAAGCGCGTGTTTCAGCTTCTTCTAGAGTACGTTTTTCAGCTTGTTTAGCAGGTACTTTTTTGTCAAAAGAACGTGCTTCTTCCTCAGCTTTAATAGTTTTATCGATTTTAGAAATCTCTGTTTTGATTTCTTCAAAACGTGTTGATTCTTCATCTGAAAAAGCACGAGTTTCCTCTTTCGCTTTCTTTAATAACCCATCCATTTCATCTAGTAAGTTGTTTCGTTGTTCTACTAGAGTAGGCATTGAACGATATTCAATCACCGGTGTAGCAAGTACATTTTTCATTTCTAATAATTTTTCCATGTTTATTTTCCACCTTTCAATTTTAAAAGCTCAATTTGTTTTTCATACAATGAGTAATCAATATCTTTTTTAGAACGTGTTTCTTCTGAACGATTCTCGATCTCGGCTTTGAAATCTGCACCGCGAGTTTCTGAAATCGTCTGATCTTCTCCGCGAGCTTCAATTGAAGTAGCAACATAAGCTGGCGTTTTATCTAAAATAGACACCTCTAATAGCTCGATGTCTTCTAATGTGCGTTTCTGAATACCGTCTTCTCCGTCTTCCCACGATGGCTTGTTATCAACAAAACCAAATGACCAGCCTTTTAGCTTGCCGTCTTTCGCCTTTTGAATAATTTCTTCATCAGACACATGAGCGATAGCGCGTAACCCGATGTTATCTTCATACAACTGCAAATTACCCTCTTGTAATGATCCAAGCTTACGGTTTTTGTCGTGATTGAATAATAGATCAACGTTTTCAGCTTTATCTAAAGCTCTTTCAAACGTTTTAGCACGAATTTTTTCTTTAAAACGACCTCTTGGTGAAGGTAAAACGCGACTTTCGCGCTCAACAGCATTTACATAGCCATCTAGTAATACTTGATTTTCTCTAATTTCAATCCTCAACTTCTTCACCTCCCTTCTCGGATACCTGGCCACCTTCTGAAATATCAGCCGTTTTATTAGTGTTTGGCGTGTAAATTGTCTTTGTTTTTGGATCATATAAGACATCTTGCAAGCCCAGCTTAATGAAATCTAAACCAAGTGGAGGCTGATCTTCTAAATATCGAACCTCGTCAATCTGCATCCAGCCAGTTTTAATAGCAATTTCATAAGCTTTATAGCGTTTTTCAATGTCACCTTTGATTAGCTCTTTCATATCAAAAGCAAAATAAAAAGACTGCTCTTTTTCCGATGGAAGAAGCAAGTCCTTGTTCAATGCCGTTTCAATTGCTCGAATAATCGGCAGTATGCAATTTTTAATAAAGTTTGTATGCACTTCTTCATTGGCCGAGCCATCCAAAATGCTATCAGGTACTTTAAAGAGTTTATTTATTTCGCTTGAATTGGTCTTTTTGTTTTCATTCAGCTGCATTTCAACCGATGTACTCGATGCCTCTTTGAAATCTAAGCCATTATTTAATACAACAATATTCTCTGTATTGTTCTTGTATAAATTGTTCCAGGCTTCTTTTAATTCCTTAATTGCATCCTTTGACAATCGGCCCAATGACTTTAAGAAACCTTTTTTATTACCGCCAGTTTTAACAAGCGATTCCTCAAAAACAAGCGTGTTGTACGCGACTGATAAAATTTTATTGTGATCTTTTATGATTCCATTACCTGTTACGCCATCCTTTGAATTTCTAGCAATTTTAACAAACTCAAAATCCCGATAATTCACACCGTTAACGGATATATCATAGCTTTTAAATATTGGATCAATACCAACTAACACTGATACATTTCGATTTTCTACATAATGAAGACTTTCAACATTGTTTCTTTTTCTATTGATATATGCGTACCCTGCGCCTTCCAATAGATAATCAGTTACTAGGGCCTTTTTAAACTGGAAGCCGTCTAACGTATCTAGTGTCTCGTCATTAAGTAGAAAAACACGTCTATCATCGTCCACTTCCTCGACTTTACCGCTGGTTTCTTTGTGCAATTTGATAGGTAAAGTTGCAATAATGTCCGAAATTAAATCTACACAGGTGCCAACACTAGGTATACTTAGCGCTTCTTCTTTTGTTAAAACTGCACTTGTTAAACCTGCTTGCAGCAACAATTCATCCATTCCACTTTCGCGAAATTCCTGAACACGTCTATAATCACGCCATTCACGCCACTCTTTTATTAATCCCACAATCTCACCTCCTTAAATGACTTGTGCGCCCCAATCAGCATCAGGATTAAAAATGACATCATGCTGCAGTAAGAAGATTGCATTAATTAGACTTACGACCATATCGACCTTGCCAGTTGATTTTTTCTTATTAACATAAATATTTTTGTTAGTGTCCTCAGTTACTTTTGCATTTTGGAAGTTTTCTTCTAGTAATTCATTTTCAGTGTAGTGAAATTCTTTATCCATAATTTTTTCTCGTAATAGCTTTGTAGCTGGATGTAATACGCTTGAATGCTGTTTTACTTCCACTGTGACTAAACCCTCTTTTTCTAGTTTCTGAGCAGTAGAAAGGCAGTTATAACGGTCATATGCTACGCCCATTACAAACACACTGAATTTTTCTTCTACCTCTAAAATCATTTGTTCAATAAAGCCGTAATCAACAGTCATATCACCACAAGAAAAACACTTCCCTGACTTAATGTGATCGTAGTAATTAATCTTTTCCACTCGGTTTTTATCAGGGATACGCTCAGACGGTACAAACGCGTAGGAATCAGCATATATTTGCATGTCTTCCTCTGTCACCATCGAAAATGAACAGTTATCATTCGTCATGGCCAAGTCTAAACCTAACCAAACTTGACGGCCCGACCAATCGAAATTATCCATTTTACATTTCCGCAAGTCTTCCACATTTACATACGCTTCACCACTATTGGAAGGTAAAAAGTGATTCATATGTTTACAAAGATATTCTTCACGCTCTGAGGGCTTTTCTATGGCTGATTTACGGCTATCTCGTATCTCGTTATAGTTTTCCTCAACTCTCAATGGATTAGCCTGTAATAGCCCTGTATCGTCCCATAAATGCTCGTCCTCAGCATAATAAAGCAGCGCAAACATACGATCATCTTCAATAAATCCATTAAAGACTTTCTTTGCATAGGCCAATTCTTCTAGCATGATCGATTTATCCTCAGCGTAGGCCGTTGTTAATTTAAAACGTAATGGATTTTTAACGTTTAATTGTCCTGATTTCATGGCATTTATATTCTTATAATCTTTAAATGCGCCCACTTCATCAGCGATAAAAGCAGATGGTCGGATTGAGTTATTTCTATTCGCCTCTGCAGTACGCGCCTGGTAAAAACTATTTGTTAAAGTACATACAATTTTTCCACTTAACGTTTTTGGAATCACAAAGTATTTAGCAACGCCTGGGCTGGCCATGATAATTTGTGTCATAGCCTTTTTTACTTCACCTGCAAGCTCACGATCCAAACAAATAGAATAGAACTCTGAATAATCATCCTCTGTAAGCATTAAGA